AGACAAACTACAACACGGTGTTGTAAGCAAATGTGTCAAAACAAAAATATACGATATGTCAGAAGTTATTTCTCAAGAGGTAATCGAAAGTTTTTTAAATGGTTGGGACCCTGAAGAATACATTGTAGGGGTTGAATACGATTACCAAACCAACAAAATTTACAAAATTATTCAAGACCCTGTAAGGGGTAAGGTAGTAAAACCCGACACTTTAACTCCATTTCTATGGGTTGGTGATTTAAGTTCTTGTAATTTCTATCAAGGAAGTAAATCCATACAAAAGAAAAAAATGGGGGAATACGGTATTATTATTGATAAACTTGAGACCCAAGGTAATGATAGACTTGAAAATGGACAAAATTTTTTAGTAAAAAGTCTAAAGGGTTATCGTGAATTAATTAGTTTTTTCAAACAAGGCGGTATTGACCCGTGGGGTGATAATTTTAAACACTTATTTACTATTTTATCACCTGTAGAACAATATCTTATTCAAAAGAAAAAAAGATTATTTAAAGGTATTGATGATTATTCAGGTGTTCATCGATTTGTATTCGATATCGAGACCACGGGCCTTGAACCTGAGACTAATGAGATAATTCTTATTGGAGTAAAGGACAACCGTGGTTTACAAAAAACCATACCCGCTTTTGGTCCTGATGGTGAGAAAAAATGTATCGAAGAATTTTTTGAAATAATAAAAGAATTAAAACCAACAATTATTGGTGGGTATAATTCAGCGTCATTTGACTTTCCATTCATATTAAAAAGAGCCGAAATTTTAGGTGTTGATATTGTTGAGTGTACATCAATACTCACATCGGATGGGATTAAACAAAAAGAAGGTGTATTAAAGTTAGCAAATGAAATTGAACCTTACACTCAACATATCATTTGGGGTCATAATATTGTTGATATCGCTCACGCAGTAAGAAGGGCACAAGCAATTAATTCGGAAATTAAATCTTGGGGATTGAAATACATTACCCAATATTTGGAAAAAGAAAAACCAAATCGGGTATATGTCGATGGTGCTTTTATTTCAAAAATATATTTGGAAAATGATAGTTATTACGTTAACCCTAAAACAGGTAAATACAAAAAGATTGGTGAACCCGGTACTGAAAATTTATTAGACAAATACCCTAATAAATACGAAATATGGCCAGGTCAAAGAATTGTAGAACAGTATCTTGATGATGACTTGTACGAAACAATGATTGTGGATGATTCGTTCTCTCAATCTACGTTCTTACTTTCTAAATTGGTACCAACAACTTATGAAAGAATTGCAACGATGGGAACTGCAACACTTTGGAAAATTATCATGTTAGCTTGGTCATATGAAAACGGTTTGGCAATACCCACCAAAGATGAAAAAAGAGCAATTACAGGAGGTCTTTCAAGATTATTAAATGTCGGATACTCCAAGAATATTGTAAAATTTGACTACGCATCTCTTTACCCATCAATCCAATTGGTTTATGATGTATTTCCTGAATGTGATGTTATGGGTGTTCAGAAGTCTATGTTAAAGTACTTTAGAAACATTCGTATCAAATATAAAAGACTTGCTGGTGAACTTAAAGATAGTGACCCCGTACAAGCAGAAATGTACGACCGTAAACAATTACCAATCAAGATTTTTATCAACGCTTATTTTGGTTCCTTGTCCGCACCACAGGTATTTCCATGGGGTGATATGAACATGGGTGAAACCATCACATGTACTGGTCGTCAGTGTCTTCGTATGATGATTATGTTCTTTGAGAAAAAAGGATATAAACCTCTTGTAATGGATACGGACGGTGTTAACTTTTCTACTCCCGATGATATTGATACCCACATATACATTGGTAAAGGTTTGAATGAATTAGTAGAAGAAGGGAAAGAATACGTTGGTATCGAAGCAGATACCGCGGAATTCAATGACACTTTTATGAGAAATGAAATGGGTCTTGATATTGATTACACCGCACCTGCGTGTATCAACGTTTCAAGAAAAAATTACATCATTAAACTTCTTAAAAAAGGTAAAGAAAAAATCAAACTTACGGGGAATACTATTAAATCAAAAAAACTTCAACAATATGTTGTAGAATTTTTAGATGAAGGATTAAAACACCTATTAAATGGCGATGGATTATCTTTTGTTGAGCTTTATTACAGATATGTCCAACAAATTTATGATAAGAAAATCCCATTGTCTAAAATGGCTAATAAGTCTCGTGTAAAACAATCGGTCGAGGATTACAAAAAACATATTAAAAAAACCACGAAAGCTGGTTCTTTGATGTCTCGACAAGCACATATGGAGTTGGTTATTCAGAATAACTATCCCGCCAGTCTTGGTGAGACCATTTACTATATTAATAATGGTGAAAAAAAATCAGACGGTGATGTTCAGAAAATAACAAAACCAACCAAAAAACAACAAGAGGAGTTTACTAAATTACACGGTAAACCAATGCCAGATAATTACATACAGATTAATTGTTACATGATTTCTGAAAAGGAGTTAACAAACAATCCCGACATGACTGGTGATTATAACGTGGCGAGATACTTGACTAATTTTAATAAGAGAATAGAACCATTGTTAGTTGTTTTCAACCCTGAAATACGTCACGATATTTTGGTTGAAAAACCCGAAGACAGACAATATTTTACAAGAGCTCAATGTGAATTAGTAAGTGGGTTTCCTCTTAAGGAAGATGGTCAAGATAAGTACGATGAGGTAATGACACTATCTGATAGTGAAGTACTATTTTGGAATAGAGTAAAAAGAGACCCTTTCTTTATGTATGTGGAGGACAGTTTGAAGTTAGCAGACCCTTATTGGGTGGATTTGAATAGAAAAGTGGTATCTCTACAAGCTGAAAGTATCAAGAGTAATGAGGATGAGATTATTCAGACCAACGGTAATGATTACGCTTATCACGCAACCAATATCTAATTAGATTACGTTAAATGGTGATTGGAAAGGTCTGTACTTAAGTGCTTTGTTTAGGTTTTCCGCTTCCGCTCCTTTTCTTTCCATTAACTTATCGGGTCTTAATCTTTCTAAACGATTCATTAATTCCTCAATAAGTTTTAATTTTTCATCTTTACCTTCTTGTAACAATGTTGAATAATCTAACTTAACAGAACTATCAGGTACTTGTAAATCACCTGAGAATTTACCCCATATTCTACCTAAACCTTCTTTTGAATATGCGATAAGATATTTCCTAACCCAGTTTTGTGCTGGTTTATTTAACATGTCCCAAGTAAGTTCTTCGGTTTCAACATCAGAAGGTAATTTTACAATACCACTATTTTTGTCTAAACAAGTATCGGGGTCTGTGGTATCATAATACCAATACCACACTTTTTGTCTATTGTTTTGAATCGAACCAAAATCAAATCTACCACCTGGTACATTGTATAGGTGAACTATTTTTGTTCCGTTTGGTCCTGCCGTAATTCTATATGTTAAGTCACCACCAATTAATCGGTTTTTAATATTTCTATCGCCCATTCTTAATAATAAATCATAAGCTGGTAATAAGAAATAAGAACCCGAAGCTCCTTGTTGTGCAAATCCACCGACACCACCAAAAGCAACACCCCCAAGACCACCAAAACCGCCTAAAAATGGGTCAACAATTGAGTCTGTTAATTCCGCTCTTGAGAACCACAATAATTCATTAATCTCTCTACCAGCAGGAATCACATAAGTTTGTGTGTTCGCAGATAATGAAATATAATCTTTTTTTAATTCACTATTACCACCCGTCTGTAGACCTACAATCTTAGAGTAAGAATGGGTGTATTGTGTCTCGTAATCTAAACTCCTTGTGGTAAACGCTCTTGTTAATGATTGTGTATCCACATTAAGACCAGCGAGTGCTGACCACTGTGATTCAATCAACCAATCACTTACATATTGTTCATATTCAGATACTGACAACTCTAAAAAGGTGTCCATTTGTTCTTCTGTGAGTTCAACTCCCCTAACGGGTAAACCCAATAAATGAAACACTTGGGTGTACAATTTTTGTTTTTCAGTATTTGAAATGACAGTTGTTGACATTAACTTTGATTTATCAATAAATATCTGTATATTTGTTTTAATATTCCAAATATTAATGTATTCCACCGGAAACTTAAGAAACATAGAAAACCACGTAAAAAAGATTTGCACAATAAAGGGACCTATCAAGGACCTTTTTTTGAGTGAATGGAGAGAGGTTTTTAAGGAATGCTACTTGAGTAAAAACCAATATGGTTTTTGTCAAAAAAATGGGACATATGGTGTTTTAACCCCAAGGGGGTCGTGGTCTCCTGTAAATCAGTTTAATACGAACTATATTGTCAACATAAAAATTGTTGAGAAATTAAACGAATGGATTTTTCAAGATTATTTTCTTAAGGGAATAAACAATCTAAATGGCGTACCATTAAAAGAAATTACTTTTGATGGTAATAGTTCAAGTTATATTGAAGAAGAAATAAAAAACTATTTTAAATGGTTTCGAGTATACAAAGACAAAATATTGATAGACCATAGGACTGTTGGTCCTAGCGATTTTTTATATGAACTTTTTCATATTGCATCCAAAACGATTGGTACGGGTACATATGGTGAATTGTGTATTGAACATTATTTTAAAAAAAATGTAAAAACAGCTAAGATTTACAGGACATCATTGGTGAGGGGTTCTTCGATTGACATGGTTAACGGTTGTGATTTATTCACGGTCAACAACGATGATAATACAAAAGTTAAAAGAATCCAAAGCAAGGTTGTTAAATTTCAAGGTGATAGTTTTAAAAATATTATAGATGTAAGGGATTACATTGGTAAAAATATTGATTATTTAGTTTTGGTATCATTGAACTATGATTTTAGATTTCATACTGTGAACCCAACGAGAATGATTTTTTTACATCTTAAAGAAGATACCATTATAACCGAATTAAATGGTTGGTATACATATAACAAAAATAATATACTAATGGAAGAAAAAATTGATGATATTTTTAACTCAAAAATTTTCTTTGAGTTTTTCATGTATTGTTCAAAAAACGATGTAGAGTTTTCTCTTGAAGTTTCTGAAGACACAAACTTAAATTTTATAAAAGAAGAAAGAAAAGTTTGTGTGAGTTTGCCTTCAAGTAGTGAAAATTTTGATATTGATAAAATCCACGATGTGTGGGTTGAAATAATTCAGAGTATTTCTCAAAAACAAGAGGACATTGATTTCATGATGAATATCTTAAAGAATCTCTTTAAGAATTGATTGTGCAAAACTTTCTGAGAAATCTCCATCACCCATTACTTGGTCGATAATATTCTTTTTCTTTTGAAGCATATTATACACTATCTTTTCAATAGTATTTTCGAAAATCGGATAATACACTAATACATTTTTCTTTTGTCCGTATCTAAACGCTCTGTCTTCTGCTTGACTGTGATGTGCAGGAACAAATGATAAGTCATTCATAATCACACATTCCGCAGCGGTTAAGGTGATACCAACTCCACCTGCAATAATATTTGAAATAAACACTTTTACTTTGTCTTCATTTTGAAAACGGTCAACAGATTGTTGTCTTTTTTCTTTAGACATTCTACCATCTAAAACCACCGAGTTCTTTTTGTATTTCTCATGTAACATATCTAAAGACATGGTGAAGTTCGTAAACACAATAACCTTTTTACCTTGTTCTAAACATCTATCAATAATCTCACAAGTATAATCAATTTTTTCCTGAGAGATAATTTGTCTAACTTTCATTAAACGATTAATAGTAACAGATAATGATTCTTTGTTTTTAGATTCACTTGTAATTCTTAAAAAGTCCTCAAGTTCTTCATCATAGTATGTACTCTTTAAATCTAAGAATATTGGTGTGATAATTTTATCGGGAAGGTCTAATATGTCAGTTTTCATTCTTCTTAAAACAAGATTTTTAGTTCTCATTCTAAGTTCATCTAAATTTGTTGCACCGTTAGTATTCCATATTTTCTTTTTGTTTACCGTGAATTGATAACCACCACAATACCTTTTAACATAACCTTGCCAATTTAACGTAACATTTGAATTTACGATTCTTAATAGATTATAATAATTGATTGGTTTTGAGGTCATGGGTGTACCTGTAAGTAACCAAACTTTTGGTATATTTTTTAATATATCATTTATTAATTTAGTTCTTTGAGCGGTAGTATTTGATATGTAATGAGCTTCATCTACTATTGCCAAATCAAATTTTTCATTGGCAATTAAATTAGTATTTTCTTGACCAATTTCAGGTGTTTCAGTTGAGTGATAGTTTTTTACAATATCATAATTTATAATATAGTAATTAAATGTTGAACCCCACTTACGACCTTCAACAATTAAAGTTTTCTTATCTGAGTAATTTTCAATTTCTCTCTGCCAATTAATCTTTAGAGATGCTGGGCATATTATTAAAATCTTTTTTGCTCCACTTTCTAAAGAGGCAATAATCGCTGATGTGGTTTTACCCAGTCCCATATCATCAGCGAGAATATATTTGTCGTTGGCCAATAATTTCTCAATAGCTTCTTTTTGGTGAGGTAATGGAGGTCGGTTATCGTAAGATGAATAATCAATCTCTCTGTTTAATTTTTTTTCCTCTTGGATGATTGCGGATTTAGGAACCCACATAGCTGAATTTTTTTCAGTTTCAAAAATTTTACCCCATATGTGATATGCCATATCACTTTCACATAATAACTTTTCACACCATATTTTTTCGGGTGGTTTTGTTAGATGTTTAGATTCCATTAACTTGTCTGCAAATCCATCAACAATACTGATATATTTTTTTGCAACCCGAGGAACTACCTCATGGTATTTTAAAACATACTCAGCTTGGGGTCTTGTTAACTGAAAACCTTTAACTTCAGATAACTTTCTTTTCCACTCAATTAGTTGGTTGTTAAAACCTTCGTAAGTGGACAAAATTTCCCTTGCTTCTATCTCAGGAATCTTACTCTGCATACAATAAGTTAAATATAGTAAAATAGAATCAATAAATGAACTATTTATAGTAAATGAAGAATAAACTACCGATAACCAGATTAAGTAAATTTTTTTCTCAAACTGATTTTGATTTAAATGTTCAGTTAGGGGAAGAATACTTGCATGGTGATTTAGGTATGAAATTAGTTTTATTTAGAGTAGATAGACAAAAAACCGACACTGATGATGTATACGGTGAAGTTGGTAAAGACCAAATTAAATTTTTACCACCTACCGAATTTTTCGGATTGGTTAAAATTGAAGAACCTAAAAACAATTCATATACTAAAGGTGTAAATAGATATTTGGAACCCGGTAATATGACCATTTCAGTTTATATAAAACACTTAGAAGAAATGGGTATTGATATTAGATATGGTGATTTTATTGGGTACCCCGAATCGGAAGAAAGAATTAGATACTATACGGTGGTAAACGATGGAAAAGTTACTTCCGATAATAAACATAATATGTTTGGTTTTAGACCTCATTATAGAACTATCACCTGTGCAATTGCACAAGAATCTGAATTTAGAGGAATTTAATTATGGGATTACCAAAAAGAAAAAAAGATATTAAAGTATACGGTGTAAACCAAAACGCGGATGGTCCTGCAATTACCGGTAGAAGAAAAGAATTATTAGAAGAAATAATTAAATCTGATACTTTTCTTCCTGATTCGATATTGCACGACGACCTTGATTTGGGTATGTTAGAATTTGTAAAAGAAAATTTTAAAGTAATATCTGACGGGGACCAAATACCAATGATTCCAAAAATTCTCACAATTCAAAGATGGGGTGAGTATACCAACAATTGGTCTTTTAGTGATGAAGATGGAAATATTAAGTTACCATTTATTGCTGTTGTAAGAAAACCTGAAGTTCAGTTAGGTACAAACCCATCTATTCAAAGAACTATTCCTGATAGAAGAGACTTTTTTTATGCATCGGTTCCGACTTGGGATGGAAATCAAATGGGTGCGGACATATACAAAATACCTCAACCAATTGCGGTTGATATTAGTTTTGATGTAACTATTGTTTGTACAAAATTTAGAGATATAAATAAGTTCAATCAAAAGGTTTTACAAAAGTTTTCATCTCGTCAAGCATACACTCGAGTAAAAGGTCATTATATCCCAATTGTATTAGATAGAATCGAAGATAATACTCCGATGGATACTTTAGATGGTAGAAGATTCTACATTCAAAATTACGGGTTTACAATGTTAGGATTCTTAATTGATGATGAAGAATTTGAAGTTTCTCCTGCAATTAACAGAAGTATTACCATGGTGGAACCCGATTTAAGGTCAATTCCATCTATAAAAAAAATTGAAAACTCAATAACAATATCATCAAATTATAGTAGTGGTTCAATCGTTGCGGACTACACCGCAACCGCAACAAATAAGGTAGATAAGACGGTTGAAATTTCATTTACTGACACTTTATTAACTGTGACTGGTAGTTCAATATCAATTCCTGTTAAAATTTTTATTGAACCAAATCAATTAAGTGGTACTACACAATATACTGTCGATGGTACGTTTAGTAATTTAACTTTGGTTAATAATTTTAGTTCGGTAGATATTAATACGTCGTCTAAAACAAAATTTAGATATGATTTTACAACACAATCAACTTTTACAATACCAATAACACCGACCCCAACACCTTCAATAACACCATCTTCATCTGTAACACCATCAATAACCCCAACATCAACACCTACGGTTACCCCTACTTTAACCTCAACCTCTATTATCACCCCAACCATAACTGTAACACCTTCAGTTACCCCCTCAGTAACACCGTCAATTACTCCGTCACTTACATCATCGGTTACACCAACCCCTACTTTAACCTCAACACCCACAGTTACCCCTTCGGTAACAATTGAGTCTTCACCGACACCATCACCAACTCAATCAGTAACACCATCCATTACTCCCAATAGTTCTGTCACACCATCGGCCACCCCAACACCATCATTGATGGTGGATGATAAACTATTAATTTCTGGTGGATTCTCATTATACAATGGCACATTATATAATGACATAATTAAATTAAACTCAAATGGTTCAGTTGATAGTTCATTTAGCGGTGGAACCGGATTTGATAATTTCTTAGAAAATCACATAATATATAATAACAAAATTTACGGTGCGGGTTATTTTACAACATACAGTGGTGTATCGTCCAATTATATAATTAGATTAAACTTAGACGGTTCAATCGATAATACATTCAGTATCGGAACGGGATTCAATAGTATCACAAAATTTGTTGTACCCCAATCTGATGGAAAACTATTAATCGGTGGATATTTTACATCATATAATGGCACGTCGGCGAATAAAATTATTAGGTTAAATTCTGACGGAACAATTGATAATACATTTAGTGGTTCAACGTCTACTACTTATGATGCAAACTCAACTGTTCAAGATGTTTCTTTACAATCAGATGGTAAAATGATTCTTTGTGGTAGTATGACCACAAGAAGAATTGAGAGACTTAATTCCGATAAGAGTCACGATTCTAGTTTTACAACTACAGTCGGTACGGGATTTAATGCCTACACATACATGTCATCGGTACAATCAGATGGTAAGATTGTCGTTGGTGGAGATTTTACATCATATAGTGGAGTGACATCTAATAGAATAATTAGATTAAATTCCGGAGGAACTATCGATGATACATTTATTATTGGAACCGGATTTAATAATAGTGTTTATTTTGTCTCGACTCTTTCAAGTGGTAAAATAATGGTCGGGGGAGCTTTCACATCGTATAGTGGTGTAACATCTAATAGGATAGTTAGACTAAATTCTGATGGAACTATTGATAATACATTTAGTATTGGAACCGGATTTAATAATCATGTACTCAGTATTGTTGTTCAAACAAATGGTAAAATACTAATTAGTGGTAATTTTACATCATATAACGGCACATCGGTAGGAAACATTGTACGTTTATTTTCAGATGGAACTTTAGACACGACACTTAATACCGGTACAGGATTTGGTTCTGGAGCAACAATCACAACAGTAACCCCAATAAATTAAACAACATGACAATACAAGAATTTTTATACGAAAAAACATTATCTCATATTGAAATATATGAAAATTTAATAATCAATTTGGTTGTTGATAATGACATCTATGGTCTTAGTGTTGATACTAGTCATCTTGAATCATTATTGGTTTTAGAAAGAACTGACAATTTTATAATTGATGGTAATTTATTAATTTGTAATAACATTACCGTTGATATGACGGAGATTAGTATGTTATAAAAAATTAATCTCCATAGATATCTTTTTTCTTAGGTGAATCATTCACCTTTCCTGTTTTACAAACTTCATCAATCCATTTCTGAACAACCTTATAAATTTTTAATCCATTTTTGTCGCAATATTCTTTTAACATTTGGTGGTGATTTTCACTAACCTTTATGTTTTTTAGGGTGTTTTTCATGATAAAGATAAATATAGATACTAAAGGATAAATTAGTATCCATAAGTGCCATTTTTAAAAAAATCAAGGGAATCTTTGCTAAAAACAAAGATATTTATTGATAAAGAAATAAAATTAATTAACCAAACAAATTAAAAATGGCAAATTCAAATAGAGTTTTTGTATCTCCGGGTGTATATACATCTGAAAAAGACTTAACATTCGTAGCACAAAGTGTTGGTGTGAGCACATTAGGTTTGGTGGGTGAAACCTTAAAAGGTCCCGCTTTTGAACCTGTATTAATAACTAATTTTGACGAATTCAAGTCATATTTTGGGGGAACAAGTCCGTTAAAAGACAACAATAACAATCCAAAATATGAATTACCTTATTTCGCAAAATCTTATTTAGAAGAATCTAACCAAATGTTTGTAACAAGAATATTAGGTTTAACGGGTTATTTACCTGTCAAAACTTATGGTGTTAAAACAATTGGTGGGGTTACATTGGGGGCTCTTAGTGGAACAACCACAAGTTTAACAATGTCAGCATCGACCACAACAATTACAGCAAGTACGATTTATAGTGAACTATCAGATAAAATATCTGTAGATGGAAATTATATTACAGAATATATTGTAGCAAACTTTAGTGGTAACACATCATCTAACCATGGACAATGGTTTGTGATGGGTGAAGTACCAACTTCAGGAACAAGTGGTCAAACATCATCACTTGAAGAAGTTTCTCCTTTAACAGGTTTGAATAACGCAAGTAATTACAACAATAAGGAATGGTTCAATAAACTTTGTAACACCACAGGTTCTGAAGTATATTCTTACTTATTTGTTTATAACAGCGGTGCGAGTAGATTTGATGTGACTAAGTACACATACTATGGAACATTGAACACGGCGTATGATGGACAAGTGGTTTTAGCGTTCAGACCAAGAGGTTCTTACAATGGACAAACATTAAACTTGGAAACTACCGCAGATGTAAATTTTGTGGTTACAGGTTCAGGAATCACTACAAATCCATTAGCTGAATTTACAGTTAATGTTACAGGTTCAACAAGTGGACCAAAATCATTCACTTGTAGTATGGACTCTTCGTCATCAAAATATGTAACAAAAGTTTTTGGTACCGATGTTTATGACAAATTAAAAAGTGATGTACCTGTGTATGTTTTTGAATCTTATCCAAATTACTTACAAAGAGCATATGAACAAGGTTTAATTAGAGGTTTAAGTTTAACAGAAGTTTTCGAACATGTTGGTAACGACTTTAAAACATCTTGGGATACCCCAATGACACCAACTGTTGTATCAGAGGTTAGAGGTGGTGAAGTTGATGATTTATTTGATGTAATCACAGTATCAGATGGTGATTCTGCAAACTACGAAGTAAAAGTTTCAATTATTAATATTGATGTAAACACTGGTGACTTTGACTTAATCGTTAGAGACTTTAATGATACAGACGATAATTTAGTTGTACTTGAAAAATTTGGTAGATGTAATATGAATCCAGATTTACCAGGATATGTTGCTAAAAAAGTTGGTACATCTGATGGTGAATATGAATTACGTTCAAGATACATTATGTTGTCAATGGCTGATAATCACCCAACCGACGCATATCCTGCAGGATTTAAAGGATTTACAAACAACACATCTTTTGGTTCAAGTACTTTAGGTTCGGTGATGTACAAGACTACATTCTATAACGCTGGTGATACTACATCTTATCAAGCCGATGGAACACCTGTTTTATCTTCAGGTGACAAAGTAAGAAGAACATACTTTGGTTTATCAAGTCCAACAAACGCAGTAACATACGATAGAGACTTGTTTAAATTCAAAGGAACATCAGCAGCTGGAACAACTAAGGGTTTCCACTTATCAACAAACGCATCTACAATCACAGGAACAACCTTCTTAACCACGTCGTATGATTTAGAGGGTCAAACAGGTGGAGCGAATAACGTATTAACAAATATCAATTATCGTAAATTCACATTCGCAGCGGCTGGTGGATTTGACGGTTGGGATATCTACAGAAATGTGAGAACCTACGGTGATGGATACATCTTTGGTAAAAATACTTACACAAGTGGTAACACTAATAATGGTGGTGTATTTAGTACAGTATCAGGAAACTCTGACTACTACGCTTACACTCAAGGTATTGATACCTTCGCAAACCCTGAAGCTGTTGATGTAAACATCTTCGCAACACCAGGTATCAACTTCTATGACCACAGTTCATTAACATCTTACGCAATTGATATGATTGAAGAAGATAGAGCGGATTCACTTTATGTGATTTCATCACCAAACTACGGTACAGCGGATGAAGTAATAGACGCTTTGGACGGCGTAGCAATTGATAGTAACTACTCAGCGGTTTACTGGCCTTGGATTCAAGTTAGAGACGCAGACAACGCTACACAATTATACTTACCACCAACAGGTGAAGTATTGAGAAATATAGCATTAACAGATAACGTATCTTTCCCTTGGTTCGCGGTAGCGGGTTATTCAAGAGGTTTAGTAAACTCAATCAAAGCTTATAAGAAATTAACTTTGGATGAGAGAGATGACCTTTACAAAGCGAGAATTAACCCTATCGCAACATTTGCGGATACCGGTACAATCATTTGGGGTAATAAAACACTTCAAGTACGTGAATCAGCTTTGGATAGAATTAACGTAAGAAGATTACTGTTAAGAGCAAGAAAATTAATTTCAGCAGTAGCGGTAAGATTGTTATTTGAACAAAACGACGAACAAGTTCGTAATGAGTTTTTGAGATTGGTTAACCCGATATTAGACGCAATTAAGAGAGAAAGAGGTTTGTATGAATTCCGTGTAACGGTTTCCAACGACCCTGAAGATATTGACGCTAATACTTTGAGAGGTAAAATTTACATTAAACCAACAAGAGCTCTTGAATTTATCGATGTTGAATTCATAATCACACCAACAGGAGCATCATTTGATAATATCTAATAAAAAGGGGAGGGGAAACCCTCCCTATTTTATGTTCCACGTGGAACATTATAATATAGTGTGACCTACGGAATTACCAAATATAAAAAAAATAAAATTATAAATTACCCAGTATATGCACCAGTATTCTAGTTCTAGTTCTAGTTTATTTTTATCTAGTTTATTTCTTTATAGTTATTCTAGTTTCTTTAATCTAGTTCTTAATTTACTAGCATCTAGTACTAGTATGGAAAAAATACGAAATAATTTTCACAAAATCAAGTATTGAGAAGATTTTTTTTGTTTTTTCATATACAACATATTTATAAGAAAGATTAAAAATAAAAAAATTAAAAAACAAATATTGACATGGCAGATTTATTAATGAAAATGCCGGTTCCTTACGAACCGAAGAGAGTTAACCGATTCATACTTAGATTCCCATCATCATTGGGTATTAACGAGTGGTACGTAACCTCAAGTGCAAGACCTAGTGCAAAAATTAACTCAGTTGCAATTCCTTTCATCAACACATCAACATACGTAGCTGGTAGATTTGAATGGAATGAAATAAGAGTAACCTTCAAAGACCCTATTGGTCCTTCAGCGGCACAAGCATTGATGGAGTGGTTCCGTCTACACGCTGAATCAGTTACAGGTCGTATGGGTTACGCAGCTGGTTACAAAAAAGATATTGAATTAGAAATGTTAGACCCAACGGGGGTTGTGGTTGAAAAATGGATACTTCAAGGTTCTTTCATAACCGACTTAAACTTTAACGAACTTGATTATTCAAGAGATGATATTGCATCTATCACATGTTCGTTAAGAATGGATAGATGTATATTAGTTTACTAATCAAATAATAAAAAATCTGTCAATAAAAGGTCTCTCAAAAGGAGACCTTTACTTTTTTTATAAGTTTTTGTAAATTATACTAGTTATTAAATAAAACAAATATGGAAGAATTTAGAGTCGACCCAACAATCGCTTATGATGTTGTTGAACTACCTTCAAGAGGTATACACTATCAAAATAAAAAGAAATCACTTAAAGTTGCATACTTAACGGCTGCGGATGAAAATATTTTATCCGCGCAAAATTTAATTGCGACAAATGGTGTAATTGATGAATTACTTAGAAGAAAAATATTAGATAGAGATATTCAAATTGAAGACATTGTTGAAGAAGATAGACAAGCAGTGTTAATATTTTTAAGAAACACCGCTTTTGGTCCCGAATATAAATTTTATTTAACTGACCCAAAAACTGAAAAGGATTTTGAGATTTCTGTTGATATGAGTGAATTAAAATTCAAAGATTTTAATTTAGAATCAGATTCAAACGGTGAATATCCATATTTTATGGAAAAATCAAAAGTTCAAATCACATTTAAATTTTTAACACCAAAACAAGAGAAAGAACTTGATGATTTAAGAAAGAGTTGGAATGGTCAAGGTGTTGCACCTGTTGTCACCAAACAATTAGAAATGATGATTAAGTCTGTTGCCGGCAATAGAGATATGATGAACATACATAATTTTGTTGAGAGATTACCAATTAAAGACTCTCAAGATTTCAGAAAATTTCTAAAAGAAAATAAACCAGGATTAGATTTAACAAAAACAGTAAAAACCCCGTCAGGAGAAGACACCCAAGTTGAAATTGGGTTCGGGGTTGAGTTTTTTCGCCCTTTCTATGGCTTATAAGAAAGGACAGTTAGACGAAATTTTATTTTTAATCAAAAGAGGTTTTAGTTATGGTGACATTATCACCATGCCAGTTTTCATACGTAGATATTACGTGGAGTACATTATTGAATTAGAAAACACTCCTAAATAATATTTATTGATATGACAATTAACGAAGAAGTATCCAAATTAAGAGCAGGTTTAAATTATACTCAATTCAAAAACGAGTTCTTGAAATTTGAATCCGTGAAGAATAACAGTTCTTTAATGGGTCAAGTAGATACTTATTGGTCATTTTATAATCAAAAAGAACCATCAAGTGGAGGAAATACAGGAAGTGGTGGTAGTAAAACAGCCGCTTTTGCTACAGACCTACTTAAAACTCAAAATATTGCGGACTTAGGGTATTCAAACCCCGTTTCATCATTATCATTATCAAAAGATACTGTATTCCAATTTAGTACCATATCTGAAACAATAGGTAAAATTGCAAGAGAATCAAAAAATCTACCTGATTTTATGGTTCAATTAGGTGTTAAAGGCGCCAAAGAGATGGTATCTTTTCTTGGTGATGAATTAATAAAAATACAAACACAAGAAGTAGAGTTAAGAAATAAAATTAATTCTGAACTTGGATTAACAGGTGAATTATCAAGAGAATTTAGAAACAATATATTTGAAACATTACCAGCCGCTACCGCTATGGGATTTGGATTTGAGGATGTAAAAGATTATGCGGTACAAATGGTTGAACAAACAGGTAAGATGACAACATTTGGTAGTGATGTTTTACAAGAATCACAAAAAACCGCTAGAGCTTTTTACGGTGATTTATCTAAATTGGGAGCTGCACTGGATTCGTTTGAAAAAGTAGGTATTGGAGCAAAAGACGCAATCAAAGAAATTGACAGGGCGGGTAAAAGTTCATTAACTCTTGGTTTAAACGCGAGAAAGGTGGTAGCAGATGTTGGTGCTAATATGGACAAATTAAACACTATTGGATTTAAAAATGGTGTTGAGGGATTAACCAGAATGGTTCAGAAGTCTATTGAATTTAACATGAACATTGAAAAGGTTAAATCAATGGCGGAGAAACTTTTTGACCCCGACCAAGCAATTGCGTTGTCCGCAGAATTACAAGCTATAGGTGGAGCGATTGGAGATTTCAACGACCCATTGAAACTAATGTATATGGCAACAAATGATGCCGGTGGTCTACAAGATGCGATGATAGGTGTTGCGGGTTCATTAGCGACATATAATTCCGAATTAGGTAGATTTGAAATTACAGGTGCAAACTTAAGAAAATCTAAAGCTTTAGCTGACCAAATGGGTATGAGTATGGAGGAAATGTCCAAAACCGCAATTAAAGCTGCGGAAAGGTCATCGGCGGCTACCGCGTTATTATCCTCAGGTTTACAAATAGATGAAAAAGAAAAAGAATTCTTAACCAATATCTCCAAAATGGAAGGTGGTAGAATGGTTATAGATATTCCTCAATCTTTAGCAGATAAGATGGGATTAAAAGATACCAAAGTCGCTTTGGATGAACTAAATCCTACGATTGCAAAAGGGTTATTGGAGAATCAAAAAGCGTTTGAAGAAATGTCTGTTGAGGATATTGCGAGAGACCAATACACGGTAACTCAAAATATGCAAAAAGACATAAGTGCGTTATTGACGGTTGCTAAAGTACAAGCCGCCGCAGAAATAAGAAAACCTCTGGCTGAGTTTGACAAATACATTGAAGGTTTAGAATTATCTAGAAATTTAAAAGAAAAGACAAGTTTAGGTGGTTTACAAAAAACAGACGAAGGTTTATTTTCCAAAATGGTTAGCGAAGCGGTTGCACCTGCTAAAGCTTTAGTTGCTAAAAGTATGGGTGTGAGTGAATCTGATTTAGAGAACAGATTAAAAGGAAAAGAATCATCTACCACACCAACAACTTCAACAGTAAATGTTAACCATACACATACTGTTAAATCAGACGGAGCCGTTGTTGATAATGTTGTTAGGGCGATTAATAATAGTCCATCATTGGCTAATGATATGTCTCAAAGTTTTATACCATCGGATTTAGATTACACATCTTTTACCTTACCACCTCAATTTAATTAAAATTAAAAAGTTTCTATTTATAATATAAATGCCAACATATTTAGATTTTAATAACACCAAAACTTTCAGGGACTTTTTAATTTCAAAAACTCTGAATAGACCGAATGGACCTCAAACGTTCACGGATGCGAATTATAGTGTTCAGAATCTAAATAATTTTGCTAATGTCGACCCCGGTGACGTTAAAACAAATTGGGCGGTTTATTTTGGACAAAATTTTATCAATTTATATGTTCCACCCAATAACACAATTGAAGAATATACTGACACATCTTTACCGTCTTTAGCTTTATTATTAGGTGGTATAAATCCAGCTGGATATGTAAATTCATTCGAACCCCAAACAACAAATTTAATTAGTATTATGGCGGGCCAAAACTTCGATAGTGATTCGAGGTTAATGAAATTCGCCACACAAAACATTAGAGAAAACAAACAAGGACCTGTCTTTGCTAGATTACAACAAAATTTGGAATCCGCAACATTAGGTAGGGTTAGGGCGTTAGATGCGTTAGGTGGAAATACCGCGACTGCAATTAATATTGTTACAGGTAGAGAACCTTTAGTTGAAAAAAATTATAAGATTACCGTTGCTAAAAGTTTATTAGGAAAGGGTGTTGATTTTCTTCAAACAGTTGCAGGTATTGAATTCCCTTTTAGTGAAATACCTGGCGATTATTTAACCAACCCAAGAAACCCTATTGAAAATAGACCAACACCAAAAACAGAAGCCGGCGCTATTTTACAAGACGTTACTGGTGTTTTAGGAAGTTTAGTTGGTATTCAAAGAAGACCTAAACTCGGAAGAAAACCTTCCGATTTAATGATTGAATACATGGGAGAGGGTCAGAAACAAATATTATTTGACCAATTAACATATTCAACATATGCTCCAAATTATACAACAACAGCGAGGTCACAACAGTCATCAAAAATTTTCAATTTTGCGAATAGTTTTGCTCAAGGGGTAAAAACTGTTTTAGGATTAGAAGCACCAAAAGGTGTCGCATATATTGGAGACGATAGAAGTGAAGACGTGAAATATACCATGTCAGACTTTAATGACAACATGGTTAAAAGTAGTTACTTCTTAAGTTTAATGTTTGACCCGGTACAAGCCGCGTTATTCGAGAGACAAAGAAATATTTCCCAAGGTGGACCAATTAGTGGTAAACTGACGTGGATTAGTAAGAACTCACAAAACAAAATTGGATTATGGAACGAGGAATTCCAATCAAGAGAAAGTGATACGTACAACAATTCAATTTCAACAAAATACGGATTTAGAGAAGATTCAATTTTGGGTAAAACTCAAGAAATCTTGGATTCAATGCCTAAAGATGGTCAAGCCACAAGAACACACGTTGGTAATGTTATTGACCAAACAAGTAGAATTTTTAAAGAAGGTGACAGTATGTTGTCTCGAGGTTCCGCAATTAAATTTGTTGACAAGTATAAACAAGAAACAGGTGCTGAATATTGTAGGGTGTGGACCAAAGATAGGTCTTATATGAACTATTCAGACACAATGAAAAGAACCGCTAATATCAGAAAATTTGATGATAGTGTAATGGGTGGTGAGAGCAGACCTTGGAATATTAATATCGCACCAATGTCAAGCGGAAACTATGATGCAAAAAATAGTTTTAAAAACTCATTTGGTGCAAAGAATTCAACAAACATATTTGAATCACCCACAGGTGATGGATTTTACGCTAAAAAATATATGTTCTCAATTGAGAACTTAGCATGGAGAACATCTAATACACCTGGTTTCACATACAATGATTTACCATTCTGTGAGAGAGGTAATAATGGAGGTAGGGTTATGTGGTTTCCTCCGTATGATTTGAAAGTTAGCGAGAACAACCAAGCTAGATGGCAAGACAATACGTTTTTAGGTAGACCTGAACCAATATATACTTATCAAGATACTTCTAGAAGCGGTCAATTATCATTTAAGGTTGTAGTGGACCACCCAAGTATTTTAAATTTATTGGTTAGAGAATACTTTAAAGGAATGTCCGATGAAGAATCGGAAAATTATATCAACGCATTTTTTGCGGGGTGTGAGGAATTAGATTTCTACGCATTAATCAGAAGATTCGCTCAATTAGATACAAACGATATAAAACTAATTCAAAGTTTCTTAAATCAAGGACAAGACCCCGAAACTATCAAACAATATAAGGTAACCACTGAGTATCCAACAGAAACAACACCAACAAACACAACAACACAAGGTAACGAAGCAGATTCTAAAGCTGTTGATGAGGTTATAATTAAATTAAAGTATGAAAACGATATACCGGGACCAAGAGATAAAGTTGATACCACACAAAATTATACACAATTATACAAAGCTTACAAAGACCAAAAACAAGCTTATATTAATGAATTAGGTGCCGCGTTAAATACTTTAACTGGTTTGTCTCAAACAGACACTCAAGTAAAAACAGAAAAATCTTTTATTTTTGGTGATGCTAATCACGTTATAACACAATCCGACATTGATGCTCAAAAAACAAAAATCGGTGATTATTTTGATGAAGCCGATGTGTCATTTAATAAATATGAATCTAGTTTAAATAGTTTAATATCAGACATATCTGGTAAAACAGCGGAAACAATTAGATTTCAAATTTTATCTTCATGTTCATCAGTTGCAACCAATGATTACAACGAAAGATTATCACTAAGAAGAAGTCACTCCGTAATTCAAGATATTTTTGATAGATTATCGGCTGTCGGAGGAAAAAAAGAATGGCAAATAAAATGGCCAACAAATTTAAATTTAGTAAATAAAAATAATTCTGATAACGACAAAGAAATAATTCAAAAAGGAGAACCTATTGTAATTGTAAAAGAATATAGTACAAAAGATTTTGGTTTTGAACATGATACTAAAATTATTGTAGAATCGGTCAATTATGGTGAAACATTAACTGGAACCCAACCTGATAAAGATTGTGTTAATAAAGATTTCGTTAGAGTACCAAAATTAAAACAATACTCACCAATTGCGTTCTATTGTAGACAAACTGCAATGTCTTTAAAGTACAATAATAAATCAGAGAAGAAACAACCCGAAACACCCGCACCACAACCACCCATAACAAAAATTGAGGAAAATGGACAAGTTGTTGTAAATCCACCAACAAGGAAACCGGCAATTGACCCATTAAAAAGAATCATTGCAAAAACACTATCTGAATGTTTTTACTTTAAAAAATTAGAAGATAGTGACCCTGTTGTTTTTTCATCACTTAAAGAAAAATTAAAATATTTTCATCCCGCGTTTCACTCAACAACACCTGAAGGTTTAAATGCGAGACTTACATTTTTACAACAATGTATAAGACCGGGTGATACCATACCAATTAAAGGTATATCAGAAGATTCGGATGTTAGAGCAAGAAATACCTCTTTTGGTCCACCACCTGTTTGTGTATTAAGAATCGGTGATTTTTACCATTCAAAAATAGTCATTAGAGATGTGAACATATCTTTTGATGACGGAGGTCAAATATTGTGGGATTTAAACCCTGAAGGTATTGGTGTACAACCAATGATTGCTTCGGTCACACTATCGATAAACTTTATTGGTGGTCAAGGTCTTTCAAAACCTGTTGAACGACTTCAAAACGCTCTATCATCTAATTTTTATGCCAACACCGAAATGTACGATGAAAGGTCAATTGCAACAAATGAAACAATCGGTGGTAAGAAGGCCGAAGAATTTACTCGTGAATTTTTAGAAGATTTGAACAAAACTTATGGTAATGCCATTAACAAAACCAATCAATCTCAAAATACTAAAAATGTAAAAGGTGGAAATTATATGGGAGCCCTTGATGGTAACAGTATAAAATATACGGACATAATTAAATCCGTCTTCGCCTCAACAGAAAGTTATTTTGATAAGTACCAAGACACGTATAACAAAGTTTATACAAAATACGGTAAAGATATTACCGCTCTTTTATTTAAGGGTGAATATAGACCAATAAATCAATACGACATTTACACCTCAACATCACCAACACCGGGTAAAACATTATCATTACTTGGTTTATATAAAAAGACACAAGAATTAACAGTTTACACAACTGGATTAAAAACAGGATTAGCTAATTTTCTTAACAATTCATCATCAACTTATTTAGTTGATATGGTTGGTTTTAATAAAGAAATGACCGGCTCAATACTTACAGATACGAATGTTAAATTAAAAGATTTTATAACTAAAGAGATAATTGAAAATAAAATAAATGAACTTACCGTTTCCACTCAAATATTAGATGAACTTGAAAAATCAAGAAACCAACTAATATCTGATTTAGATAGAGTTAATTTCGTTATTAAAAATGGTAAGGATTCAACAGTACAAGACAGTGTTGTTAAATCTGTGGCAATTAGTGGATTTACTTCTGATTTATTATATAATGAATATAGTACCTGTATTGATTATATTGAGACAAATGCACCGAAATTAGTTGATGGTCTATCTACCAATATTACATTTTTAAATCCAACAATACAATCGGCGGATTTTGAATTTATGATGAAACAATTGTTATACGATAAAGTAGATGCATTTATATCAGAGCTAAAAGACCCTTCGTTATATAAAGACCCTCTAAAAAATCAATTGAAAAAGAGATTAAATAAATTTGTTGAAAAACCAGAAGAAAAGAAATTTAAATTAACCAAATTCAAAAAAAGGAAAAGTGATAAAGAAATTAAGTTTGGAATTTCATCCACAACAGATGAAACAAACCAAACAATAATAGATGAAGCGAACCAAATCTTTTCAACATCAAACGAAGTAAAAGATAAATTAAATTATTATAGACCACAATAATGAGTAGACAGTATTTTGATAGATATCAGTTTTTTGTTGAAGATGGTAAATTTAGGATTGTACCAGGTATTGAAATCCCAATAAAACCTTCTGACAGATATATGTTTTATAAAAAAGGTAGAGATAGATTCGATAAGATATCTCAAGATTATTATGGTTCACCAGTATTTGGTTGGTTAATATTACAAGCAAATCCAACCGCTGGTAGTGTTGAATTTCAGATACCTGATAATTTTGTTATTAGAATACCTTTTCCTCTCACAACGTCTTTACAAGATTATAAAAGAAGTGTAGAATTGTATAACCTATATTATGGCGAGCAATAATGATTA